CACCAGGCCTTCCTATCAATAGCGCGGCCAATATCGCCATAGGCGCAGCCCAATCACAATTGAGCGGGGTTATCAGCAATGTCCAGAATTCTGCAACTGGCCCTATCAATGGCGCATTCGGTCAATTGCCGTCGCAATTAACGAGTGACTCGCCACAAGTCATCAACATCACGATGGCAAATAAAGGGCAATGGGGGATATTCGATCAGAATAACAATTTGATCCTGTCGCCGGATTCTTTCAATGCTCTTGCCTATCGTCAAGGATGGCGCATTGCGAATTATCCGATGGAACAGGGAGCATTTCAGAGTTACAACAAGGTTCAAACGCCTTTCAATGTTCGAGTGACTTTGAACAAAGGCGGGACAGACGAAGATAGAACGAATTTCTTGCAGCAAGCCACATTGGTAGCCGGCTCTTTTGATCTATTCAATGTGGTAACGCCTGAGTATGTCTATACCAATGTTTCGATTGAGAGTTACGATTATCAGAGAACAAATACGCAAGGCGCAAAGCTGCTTTCGATTGATTTTGATTTGATTGAGGTTCGGCTGGCTAACCAAGCGACATTCACCAATACCGCTACTGCAAGTGGTGCGAATCCAGTGAATAATGGGATTGTTCAAACTCAACCTGCAACGCCTGCTCAACAAGCAAATGCGAGCCTAGTCCAATAATGCTGATAATCCCATTACAAGCTATTCCGTCACAAAGCATCAATGTTCAATTGGCGGGACAGAATTGCACTATCAATGTGTACCAGAATACCTATGGGCTGTTCTGCGACTTGTATGTGTCGAATGTTTTGATTATTGGTGGCGTTATTTGCCAGAATTTGAATCGCATTGTCAGGGACATCTATCTAGGATTTATCGGCGATCTTTGTTTTCAAGATACACAAGGATCAAATGATCCAGACTATACGGGCCTAGGTTCTCGATATTTGTTCTGTTATCTGACGACTTCTGATTTAGGAGGTCGTGGATAATGTCTTTTACCAAGAAAAAGATCACACTGATATTCACACTCGGTCAAGGTCAATTTGGTCAGACAGGATCGAATACAGTTACCGTGGAAGGGTTGCGCGTATCGTGCCAGATTGTGAAGACTGGTAGCGCGGCCATGTCTCAAGCGAATATCCGAATCTTCGGATTGACTCCTACAGTCTACAATTCATTGGCTTCCATCTATCCGGTAAATCTCGGCATTCAAAGAAATACAGTGACCGTGCAAGCTGGTGATGATGTGAATGGTATAGCGACTGTTTTTATTGGGCAGATCACGATTGCTCAAATTGACTTGAATAGCCAGCCTGACAGTGTGATGAATATTGTTGCTCAGACTGGATTGCTGCAAGCTTTGACGCCTATCCAGCCTACCAGTTATCCAATGGGCGCAGCGGTTGCAACGGCCATGCAAAGCCTAGCAACGCAGATGAATTTGAACTTTGAGAATAACAATGTCACTGCGATTTTGCCTAAGTCTTATTTCCCAGGCACAGCACGCCAACAAGCCTTAGCTATCGTGGAAGCATCAGGAATTAAATGGAACGGTGGAGATGATGGCGTTCTGGCTATTTGGAATAATGGATCTAGTCGAGGCGGGGTAATCCCTATTATTTCCCCTGATACTGGGATGATTGGATATCCGTCTTATTCCAATATAGGTATAGGAGTTCGAACTTCTTATAACCCGAATATCCAATATGGCGGACAGATTCAATTAAAAAGTACATTGCAGGTTGCTCATTTGAATGGAAATTGGCAGGTATTCGGGCTTACTCACATGCTAGAAAGTGAATTGCCGGATGGTCAATGGATGACTGAGATTCAGGGATTTTCAATAGGTGCTGCAAATGGCCAATAATCCCGAGCAAGCATTTTTAGGCTTTCAACCTCCAGAAACTTTTGGATCAGATTTCAATGCCAAGGTATTTCTCATCAAGTCAATCTTGGCCGGCATCAGGACAAGCACCATTGTTCAAGTTCAGTCTTGCACGAATAATGGCGGGGTATCTCCAGTAGGAACGGTCAATGTCGTTCCTATGGTGAATCAGCTTGATGGTTTCGGAAATCAGATGCCGCATGGTCAAATCTATTCTTTGCCATATGTTCGTGTTCAAGGTGGCGCAAATGCGGTGATTATTGATCCGCAACCTGGTGATATCGGGATTGCGATATTTTCCGATAGAGACATCTCAAATGTGATATCTACCAAGCAGACAGCCAATCCTGGTAGCAATCGCAAATTCGATATGGCTGATGGAATTTATATAGGAGGCATATTGAATGCGGCTCCAACTCAATATGTCCAATTCAGCTCAAACGGGATAAACATCACAGCAACAGGAAAAGTAGTTCTGACAGATGGCACAGGATCAACTATCGTGATGAATAATGACCATACTGGATCAGGCACTTTCAGTGGAGGATTCACATTGAATGCTGCAGGAGGCGTAACAGTAAATGCAGCAAGCGGAATGACGGTAAATGCGAATATGCAAGTCAATGGAACCGTTACAGCAACAGGAGAAGGTACGTTCAATGGTGGGCATACTGTTTCTCAACATAGCCATCATCAAGGCCCAGATAGTCTTGGCGCTGCTGAGCAAGATGTTAGTACGCCATTCGGATAATCATCATGAATACAATGCTCTTAGATCGTACTGCTTGGGATTTATGCATAGACGCATCGGGCAATATTGCCATGGCATCAGATGGATATTCTTTAGCTCAAGATGCGGCTTCAGCAATCAAGCTTTTCCAAGGTGAGTATTGGTACAATCTCAGCTTAGGTATTCCATATTTTCAACAGATACTTGGACATTCTCCGCCTATCAATCTGATGAAGACTCAATTTCAAAATGCTGCGCTGACTGTGCCAGGTGTAACTACTGCGGTATGTTTTTTATCATCAGTCGCGAATGGTCAAGTATCAGGGCAGATTCAAATAACCGATACTAGCGGTACTACAACGATAGCGAGCTTTTAATGGGAACAACTAGCGTACCTCAAGTATCGCTTGGCACAAATGGATTTATTGCGCCATCTCAATCTGCCGTCCTGACGGGAGTGCAGACTGATATCAATACTGCTTTTGGTGGGGGACTGAACTTTGGTGCGACGGCTGCTGGTACTGTAGCGCCTCCGCAAGTTCAATTGTCTGTCAGCGAAACAGCTATCATTGGCAACACAAATAATCTTTTGCTTTCCTTGTTCAATGGCGTAGATCCAGCTTTTGCTGCTGGTCGCATGCAAGATGCCATTGGTCGAATCTATTTCTTGACTCGCATACCTGCGACATCGACAGTTGTTCAATGCACTTGCATAGGCTTGGCCGGCACAGTAATAGGCGTAGGCGCATTAGCTCAAGATACCTCGGGGAACATTTACTCCTGTACTCAAGCTGGGACTATTCCTGTTGGAGGCAGCATCGTTCTTCCCTTTGCTAATAATGTGCAAGGCCCAATCCCATGCCCTGCCACGACACTCAATATCATCTATAAGGCAATTAGCGGATGGGACACGATCAGCAATGCCGCTGATGGCGTACAAGGACAATTAGTAGAATCGCGCACGCAATTTGAAACACGGCGTCAGAATTCAGTCGCAGGGAATTCTCTCAATGCCAATCAATCGATATTGGGTGCGGTTCTCGCAGTTCCTAATGTGGTCGGTGCATATGTCCAAGATAATCCGAATTCTTATTACATAGCGACAAATCCATCTGCCATAGTCACTGCCTCGATCAGCGGCACAGTTCTCACAGTGACTGGCGTGAATTCTGGAACAGTGGCAGTCGGTCAGGTTTTGAGTGGGCCAGGAATATCTGCTAATACTTCCATATCTAGCTTAGGTACTGGGACAGGCGGGAATGGGACATACAACATCAACAATTCGCAAACGGTCGCATCGGAAACAATGCAATTGGGTGGTGTGCAAATAAATCCGAATAGCATTTATGTCAGTGTTGCTGGCGGTTCTGCATCAGCGATTGCAACTGCTATCTGGAATAAGAAACCTCCAGGCTGTGGAATGCAAGGCAATACCGTGCAAACTGTCTATGATACAAGCGCGCCTTATGCGCCTCCTGGCATCCCATATACGATCACATTCGAGAATCCGCCAAATACTGAGATTTATTTCAACGTGACGATTTTTGATTCTCCGGCAGTTCCATCCAATGCAATAACATTGATTGAAAATGCCATCATCAATGCCTTTGCTGGTCTTGATGGCGGACTACGTATGCAGATGGGGACAAACATTCTAACAAGCAGATTCTATCCAGCAATCTATGGCCTTGGATCATGGGCCATGATTACCTCGATGACTCTGGGGTCAGGAGCGAATCCGGCTTTCAATATCACTGCATCTATTTCTGCAACTGTCCTGACAGTGACAGCAACAGGCGGGACTCTGGCAGTAGGCCAAGTATTACAAGCAACTGGAGTAACTGTTGGGACAAAGATTCTTTCTCAATTAACAGGCACTCCGGGATCAACTGGCACTTATACTGTTTCTGTTTCTCAAATAGTGGCGAGCGAATCCATGCAGATTATTCCAATGACTGCAACATCAATTCAGATGCTTATCAATCAAATGCCAGTAACATCGGCCAATGCTATCAATGTGGTGACATGATGAAGAAGATACTTTCAATAATAGCGGCAATTGCATTTTCATTCTCAGCATGGGGGCAAACTAGTCCCGGATTCACATTCGGGCAAGTTCCTACGCCGGGGCAGTGGAATAGCTATTTTTCACAAAAGATGGATTTCATTAATCCGGGGAGCGCAGGCAATATCATGTTTTCCAATGGAACATCATGGTACAGCGGCCCTCCTTCGGCTTCTTCTTGCTCATTATTGCCAGGGTTGACTGGAGACGTAACAAGCTCTTCGGGGACATGCGCAACGACAGTCGGAGCTATCACCGGACATGCGGCATCTGTAGGCGGTAGTTTTACATTATCTGGTGCATTCTCATTCACAGGGAATCTGGCCAATACAACAAATATCACATTCCCCACTAGTGGGACTTTGGCAAGCTTAAGCGCGACTCAGACATGGACAGGGCCACAAACAATCAACACTCTTTCTACCGTCGCACCTCCTTACTATGATGATTCTGCAAGCGTAGTCACATCGGATTTTGTGCACGTAACAAACCTGAATCAATTTAGGACTGTTCCCTTATCCAATGTGACAGGCGGAACATATAACTTCGCGTCATTAGGTTCTGGTGCTCAATTCGTTATTGTGACTAGCGGTGGAGCGATCACAAGCATTTCTTCCATATCTATTCCTGGTTCGGGATATGCAGTAGGCGATGTGCTTTTGGTAGGTGCAGGAAGCTATGATGCCTTTGTTCGCGTAACTGGCCTATCTGGATCTGGCATCGCCTCTATGCAGGTTTTATATGGTGGCACTGGTTATACCAATGGTGCAACCACTGCTGCAGTTCTAGCAAAGATTATTGCAGGGCCATTGACTGCCACAATCACAGGAACATTGACTAGCAATGCCACGTTCATACTGACGCCATTGAATTATCTTTCTGCTTCCAGAAAGATGGTGATCAATAACAATACGACTGGTAATTTCAATTTATCCATATTCCTATCGAATGGAGCAGGTGGAACTATCGGAAATGGCGTGAAAGTGCCTCAAGGTTCAAATAATTCTACTGCGACATGGCTACAAAGCGATGGGACAAATGATATTTGGTTTGTGGGAGCAAATGCTCAAACAATCCAAAACACTACTTTCAATACGCCGGCCATCATTGCCAGTGGGTTCGGTATTGGATCAGTTCTCGTAGGTGCTACTACAGCAGCATTCCAAGTCACAGTTGGAGCTTCTCCCGGATCAACTGGGGTTCTCACCCTGCCGACAGCTAAGAATGGATGGGCCTGCAATGCTTCAAATGTGACCAGTGATTCATCATTGACGATTTCCCCATCTGCCCAATCCACAACATCTGTGACATTCACTAGTCATGGTCGTGGTAATGGTGGGCCAGTAACAGCTTTTAACGCTAGCGACGTCTTAACATTCCATTGTTTGGCTTTCTAATATGCCACAAATACCAAATGGCATTGGGCAATTCATCATCGGGCAAAGCTCGATAGGAGATCATCCCTTTGACTACACGCAAACGCTATATAGCCAATATGCGAATAGTCCTGTATTGGTTTCTTGGGTTGACTATTTTTCTCAGTGGATTGATGCAAATAAGAACGTGGATATGTTCTACGATCAATTGTGGAACATACAGACAGCGCAAGGGTATGGTTTAGATGTATGGGGCCGGATTGTCGGATTGAACCCAGGAAGAGTTTTGCCGGTTTTTCCTACTCCATTTTTTGGATTCAGTGAGGCCGGGAATACTCCTGGCATATCTAACGACTGGAATAATGCGATCTGGTTTGCTGGTGAGCCTCTTACTCAAAACGTATCATTGTCCGATGATGCATTTCGTCAATTGATTCTGGCGAAAGCGGCAGCGAACATATGGAATGGATCGATACCTGGTTTGAATGCTATTTTGCGCCTTCTGTTCCCTGTCAATTGGCTTATGTGACAGACGGGCTTAATATGACGATGACATATACATTTGGGTTTTCGTTGAATCCTGTGCAGATATCTATCGTATTCAATGCCAATGTATTACCAAGACCTAGCGGCGTATCTGCAACAGTAATTCAACTCTAAGAGACAGTTATGCAAGCAAGTCAAATCCCTGCAAAGTTTCCTCTGAAATGGGCGCAAAATGCCAGTGGATCATTTATACGGCCGGTTCCCACAAATTCTCAGATAGGTATTCAAAATGGTGCTGCATCTCTGAATGATGGATATCCGCCTCTTACATTTCTGAGTGTTTCCGCTGGTGGCGCATTCCCATTTGGGCAAGATACAAACGGCATCCTGAATCAGATAACAGCTTGGTCTCAATGGCAAAATGCTGGTGCAGCAGTTCTTTATGATTCTTCTTTTTCTACTTCTATCGGTGGATATCCTGCCGGCGCAATTCTTTACGCGGTAGCTGGGAATTCTTGGTGGCTAAATCAAACAGACAACAATACAACCAATCCAGATACAGGCGGAGCTGGATGGCAAAAACTCACTTATGGAATTGTTTATGCTGGAAATCCGAATGGGAATGTAGCTGGCGTTTCCGCAGTCAATGGCTTTACTACCGCTTCTTTGCTTTGGGATTCGGCACATAGCATCCTTTGGATGTGTACCGTCACGGGAAATGCTGCAACTGCTGTATGGACTCAAATTAGCGGAAATACGAATACTGCCATTTTCTGGTGTGGCACATCTTCAGGCACAGCGAATGCACAAGTTCTAACTACTCCAGCCAATCAGCAAACTTTTGGAACTGGCGCTGGATTGGCGTTTATTGCAGGAGCAACCAATACTGGAGCAATCACTATCCAAGTTGGAGCCTTTGGTACATTCAATGTGAGAAAAGATAGTCTATCTGGGCCTGTTGCATTGACTGGAGGTGAAATAGTTTCAGGTAGCATTATCAATGCTAGATTCGATGGGACTAACATTCAGCTAATGAATATTGCTCTAGGTTCTGCCGCATCTGCGAACGCATCATCAACTACTGGCACTGTTGCGGCTGTTACTGGATCGGGGAGTATCACTGTTGGGCATCTAGCCGTTTTTGGTGATGTAGTCGGGACTATCATTGATGGTGGAGCACCAAGCGCACCACAAGGAAATTACATCAATTCAAACGCTACAGTAGCACCTGGTAAATATCTGGTGGATACAACGGCTGGGCCGATTACCTTAACCCTTTTAGCTGCAGCTCCAACTGGGTCCGCTTGGGAATTCATAGATTGTAAAGGGACATTCACTCCAAACAATCTGATCGTAAATATTGGTAGCTATACATTCACTCCACCATTTGCAACGGCAACAGTTCCAGGCCCATTCAAATTGAATACAATTGGCGAAGATACATATATCTGGTTTGATGGAACAACTCTAAGGCTGACATAACATGCAATCATCTGATTACCTAACCCCTGGGCGAATTCTAGGCGGGAAAAT